GTGGTGGGGGTTATGTTTACAGTTGATACCACCGTAGCATTCACAGTCAGCGTATCCGCCGCAGCGTCACCTAATATTGTATCTCCACCAACATCAAGGTCGTTACTCAGCGTCAGCGAGCCATCTTCCTCAGAAGAAACTATAGTAAACGTCCCTCCAGTATTACTCACCCCACCAAGTGCAATAAAGTCATCGAACTGGCTGACCACCGTGGTATCTGCGTTTGCAAGGACTATTGAATTCGCTGTTCCAGCACCAGCTACCGCATGGACATGATTATACATGCTCCTGATGCTAATTCCAGCCCCACCGCCAGCAGCGTACATCCCAGCAGCATCGTTGGTGCTATTAGACACATGGACAGTATTATAAGCCATCTCCGCAGTGCCAGTTCCGTTGACGATAGACACCGCATAGGTGGCAGTTGATCCATTGTCGGTTACTGTAATATCGCATTTATCAACAGTTACATCCCCGACAAGATTACTTCTCACCGCACTCATGGTGCTACTTGTGCTACTCCCGGTCACCGTAAAGGTAACATCGTCTATAATGAACGTGCTGCCTGTGCCGACCAGAACAGCTTTCTTTCCGCTGCTACCTCTGGTCGCACTATTGGTGTAGACAATCGAACCCTCGACAATCTTAAAATCTCCAGTGCCGGAATATACCGTGGAGCCCCCAGTAGGCGCTCCACCACTCGCAACCGTCTCAGCGTGGACAAATTTAAAGTTACAGCTTCCTGTTCCTGTCACACAATCATCATAGGCATTCGCAGCCAGTGTCATTACCATTTTAACATTTTTAACAATACACCCAGTGAACGCTCCAAAGTCACAGATCCCTGTAGCCTTAGTAATCACTACTACTTTAGGCGCAACAGGAGGTCCGGTCACGTACTGATTATTAGCCGTGAAATTAATCGTATCATCTACATAAGTTCCAGGATAAACAACAAACATAGTGTTGGCCACTGCATTAGCATCAAGCGCGGCCTGAATTGTAGTATAATCCCCACCGGAAGGTGAGACTATAACAGTGTTCTCATAATCTGCACCTCCAGCTTTCCATACTGCAGCTCCGGTAGTATTATCCACCAAGATATACCATAACTTAGCAGTGGAGTCAAACCACATATAAGGCACGGTATAAGAATCATCAGTCACAGTCGGAGCTACTTCCTGAATAACATAAGGCAACTGAGGAGGGTCCCAACTCATTGCACTCTGGGAAAACACGCCCATTGTGAAGAGTGTTAGTATAAATAAAAGTATATATTTTCTCATCATCTCTCTCCTCTATTAATTAGTTGCCAGGTATGCAGTTACTGTTACACTGTTTGCCCCAACAGTCTCAGTCGCCTGTATTTTCATATATCTATGCACGATAAGCGGGACAACAAAAGCATCCTTACCATCTGAGCCAGGTCCACTTGTTGCTAGAAATCCTGTTTTAATTGCGGGTATTGTAGAAGGGCGAATGAAGTCCGCCAGGTGATTAGATGTGAGTGCCTCGAATGTCGCCGTGCCGGTTCCAGTCATCTCGACCTGCAAGCCAACGTCGCCATCTTGGGATATACTCCCAAGGTCGATAACCCCAGAGAGTGCGCTGCCACTAGCCGCGATTAGCTCGGCAGTAAAAACTTTCGTTACTACAACGTCATTATAATTTCCCATTTTTTCTCCTATTTGCTTTTTACTATATGTTACTAAATAAAAGAAAAGAGTGCTGTTAGGGAAGACCTAGGGACAGGAGGGAATACCACTAAGCCCACAGCACTCTTCTTTTACTCTATACTATCCCTCCATGGTGTGTCTACACCCCTATGTAGTTAAGAATACCAGTTCCTGAGCTGGAAATCGCCGTGGAGAATGTAACAGTATTCCCACTCCAACTCAACTTCTGATCGGTGGCAGTGTCTGTACCATGCTGGTACCAAGCACTGTCAATCTTCAACAGAGGTACGTCATAGGTGGTACCAGACGCATCTCCTGTGACAGTGTGTGCTCCCACTATCTTGTCTCCCATAACAGTCTGGAAGAGCTTTACTCCTGTAATAGCCATACTTTATCTCCTCTCTTCTACGGTGCGATGCGCAGGTAAATGGGACGATACTCACCACTTACACCTACTACAAGCTGCGTGCCGATAATGCCGGAGGTAAATACAGACTGGATTGCGACAGCTCCATTATCGGTATGCGGAACTACAATAGAACCCGCTGCGGTGGCCGCTGCGCCCAGTGCAAGGCAAGGTCCCCAGGTTTGGCACCAGAAGTAGTAATTCGCGGTGACCGGAATCGGCGCAATGCCCGCGACGGTGTCTGTAATCAAGGTACTCAAATCCAGGTCATAGTACATACTGGACATGAGGATTACCTCGGTCGTGGTCGCCAATGCGGTCACAATGGGATCGTAGAGAACGAGATCTGTGCTTGTGGAAGTGGTAGCATTCGCGGCACTAGTCTTAATCCTATACAGCATTCCCTCACCACCATCGTTGTTAATACACAGATAACCCTCAGCCATGTTGAGCTGAGCTGCGGCTGTGGCAATAGTCACTGCATACTTACCTGCAACCACGGCAGCCGCCGGGTTTTTGTCAATCTCTGGTGTGAGATCGGCGGGGTATACGAGCTTCCCCGGCAAGAGAGCAACACCACCAGCGTATGCGTATCTGTACACTCTATCACCTACACAGATCCTACGGCCTAATTCAGCCTTCTGTGTAGCGCTTTCTTCATAAATACCCTGCGCCGGAGGAATAGGACCGAATCCTACTCTACTCTCTAAATTCATGTTTGAGCTTGCAGTCATTTTAAAACTCCTTTCGATCTAGGCTGTCTCCAAGGAAGGTTGGCTCCCTCCTAAGAAGTGTTTTTAAGGATGCAGGAACGATTCCTGCACCCCTACCAATCTTACTATATTAAGTTACTCCTGTTATCATCCCCGACCATCTTGGGGCTACGGTAAAGAGCGCACCCGCCCAGAGCAACTGTCTAACCATTGCATCCTGGTTGAGCGGAACTTTCTTATCCGTCCAGTACATATCTCTTTTCCGATGAACGACCATCTTCCAGAAATCTGTATTCAGAAGATAGATATACCCTTCTGGACAGTAGTTATCCACTACAATAGTGGCTTGGTTGAAATTAATCCCGGTGAATCCAATACCTGCAATACCGGGAGTGTTGTCGAGATTACCGCGCTGCACGGGCTGTACACGTGCCCAGATCTTATTGTAGATCGCCTGGGTGGTGATAATCAAGTCAGGGTGAGCCTGGCCATCTGAGCATTCTCCATACTGAGTCTGCAACATATCCATGGAAAAAGCACCACCAGTACTATTCACCTTACCCTGCCACCAGTCGTAGGTGTCTTTACTGATCTCACCGTAGGTACCGGTCTCAGCAATTCCCGCGCCGATGGTCTCAAGAGCTTTACTCCCCTGATCTGTGTACATACTCTCATTGAGTTGTTTCTGGAAGGTCTTAGAAGCATTCTCCATCTTGGTCTCGACAATGGAGAGGATCTTTTCACTTCCCTCGATCTTCAGCAATGTAGTCCCGTCGATAGTAACATCAACGTAGAACTGTTTCCAGTCGAACTTCGCCAGTGTGGTATTCTCAACGGTCGCGATGTTGAATGTATCGAGTCCTTCGTACCACCCGCTGGGCAGCTCACCATAGAGTACTGGCTGGTCGATCTGCTTACCTGAATCGTATACCACCTTACTCTTTGCCATCAAGAGTGCGGTCAGTGGTGTCGCCTTGTAATACTGGTCTTGCAGTACGGGAATATACTTATCCCTTACATGTGCATCTAATTCGTCATAAGTTAAAGCCATTTTATAACTCCTGTTTAATACGAGTTAACTATTTGTTCAGTGGCTTGAGCAAAGGACTTAGGTGCATTGTTCTTGGACTTTACTATGATCTGCTGGGCGTTACTTCTAATACCCTGAGTGCGCTGTTTGGCCAACTCCTCAGCTAGCCTTTTCTGCACCTCATGTTCTAGCAAATCATCATGGTATAGATCAGAGTACGCCTTCTTTAAATCAGGCTGTCCAGTCTGTAACGCATGATCCAAAACCTTCTGCTTATCTATATTCGTGTATTCTTTCTCAAGGTCACCGAGTTGGGACTGATAATTAAACATACGAGATGTTTGATCAGTCGTATTTTTCAAAGCCGCTTTGAGACCGTCGATCTCTTGCTGTAGGTTATTTACCGATGAAGACTGAGAGTCTTGGAATTGCTTGAGCACTTCTCTGATTTCAGGACTTTGCTCTGCTGTAATATCAGGTTGCGCTTCTTTATCTGAGCCATCCTCTTCTTGTAAGTTCTGATACCACTCATGCCATTTTTTGTTCTCTTGCTCGACTGCTCCAAAGGTTTTCAGCTCCTCTTCCCACTTTTGCTCTTTGGTAGTGAACTCTTTGGTTCTGTCGGAGAATTCCTGAGTCTTCTTAGTAAATCCCGCTTGCATTGATTTATAGATCTCTTGCAGTTCCGGACTCAATGAGGCCGGGTCTAGGTTAGTAAAGGATTCCTGGTCCTGCTCATTTGCCGCGTTTTGCTCTTCCTGCGTGTCCGTGGTCATAATAAATCTCCTCAGTTGTTCCCGGGTCTCTTCGCTGAGTTCTGCGGGGAGTTGTCCAGGAATCAAAGGTCTAGGGTTTTTATACTATATACTAGCCCAGCGGCGGCCCGCCTTGTGCTTGCTGCCCGCCCGGACTGTTAAAAGCCTGTGCTTTCATGCGCGACTTCTGCATCTGCGCCTGTTGCATAGCCATCTTTCCCTCTTGCTCAAATCCATAGTGCTTGGTGATCTGCAAGTAGGAGTCCTGCAACATCTTGTCTATAATCGGCGCAACGCTGGGGTCTACCTCGGCAGCCTGTCTCATTAACATAGCACCCTGCATAAGCATCTGGACTGCCTTCTGCTCCTGGGGAGTGTCTACTCCCGGTCCGCCCAGTGCATTCTGTGCTCCACTCTGCATACCCTGTGGAGGCATTTGCATATTACCTTGCGGCGGTTGCCCGCCTTGGGGGTCCTGCATCGGCATAGGCGCTCCGCCCGCATCTCCGCCCTGTGGCATCTGACTAAGCTGACTCATCTGATCTGATAATGGCATCTTTTCTCACCTCCATGTAGTTAGGATTTATAATTCATTGTATGAATCGTTAAAATGGTTTAGGCTTCTGCGTGAATCTCTTTGATGCACTCCCGTACTCCTCATCAAAGCGCGGCAGGCTTAAAGACTTTTGTGTTTTCATAAGAGACTGAGATCTATTAGACTCCTCAGAGGCACGCGCGGCGGCAAACGATCTCTGTCTTGCCTGACCTCTAGCATAGTTCATCTGAGAGTCGGTGCTTTCCGGTGTATTGTCAATAGGGGTCTGTGGAGCTGTGTAATAATAGTCAGAATCTGGACTTTTTTCTGGATCTAGTATACTAGAATTACCCATGTCATTCTGTTCATTCTGTTCATTCATATAAGCAACAGCCGGGTCAACATACCCTTGTATTACCTCTTGCTTGTCAATAGTATTCCTGCTAGGTTCTGGCAAGTACCACTTACTGTCTTCAGGATTGAATACAAGAGGTATGCCTCTGTAGCTTTTGTCATTTGCCTCCATCGAGCCTTCTTCAAAGCCTTCCTTGGCCTTACTCAATGCCAGGTCAGTAGACCAGTTACCACTCCCTTGGGCAAATTGGCCCATCCTGTTTTCCATGTACACACCGCTAATAGCATCCCAGCGGTCTTTGGTCATCTTGCCTTCTAGTGGTGACTGTTCTCCAGGATCAAGAGAGGTCATCACGTCGCCAAGTGTAATCATACCTCCTTCCCCGGTGCCTTGTTTGACTCTACTTAACGCGTTGCCAGTCATAGAGTACTTGAATAGCATGTTCTGGAAGTACTTATCATAATCGGCCTGGGTCCATCGGGTACCGTCGGTCCATTTCTGCGTACCAGTTCTAAGATTGGCATTCATCGCGGCAGGGTCCCGCCGTCTCATCCCGCCAGAGGCGGTGCTGAAATTGGGATCTGATGGATTCTGCGGATAGTCTTCCGCAAATGCACCCATTGCTACTTTGCCAAAGCCGGAGATAAGTGAAGTCATTGAACCAGCCATGAGTCCGCCCAAGGTAGCTCCACCCAAAGCTCCAGCAGCTCCTCCAGCCCCAAAGCCCATACCTCCGGCTAGTCCGCCATAGGCGGCAGCCTCTCCAGTAAGTGCAGCGCCGGAACCTGCACCCATACCCAGCATAGGCCCAAGAAAAGCACTTCCGTAACCGCCCGCAAATCCGGCAGCGGCACCTCCCAGCATAGCCAGGAATGCACCATTGCCACTACCTCCACGAAAGCCGTGCACTGCGGCACTAGCCATTGCTCCTATAAATGCTCCTGCTATTGCTCCGGTTGCCATCCTGTTAAGTCCTTTTCATATATAGATGTGAGGTGTTTTACAGAGAATAACCTCTCATACGCTTCTCTGTTAAAGGTACTCATCATTGTAAGACGCTTGACTCCAAGAGAATAAGCCCATGAGTAGAATGCGGTCATTAGTGCCTTTGTTCCATTCTTTGCATTCAATGCGAGAATGGACATATTGTCCCCGTGGCGTTCTACTATTCCTACGGCGCATCTCTTCCCATCATCCCATCCGGTGAGCATGACTGCCTTGCCTTGGAGACATAGTACTAAGAGGTCTCTATGGAGTACGTTGATAAGTGGTACTTTTTTTATCAAGTACCAGTATTCCAAAAGTTCATCTTCTTCTTTTACTACTTTTATTTCTACACTCATTTTACTACCCTCCTGTTGGCATTAAGCCGGTTGAGTCCGCCCTAACGGACTTGCATTTTCCTGATTCGGGAATTGTGAAGACTGCCCGCCATCCTTCTGCTCCATCTCCATCTTTTCCCGTGCAGCATTCTCGGCGGCTTTTCTCTTCAGCACTTGGGTCCTATGTGGATATTCTAAGTCGTCCAGGAGTGCCATATCGTCTATGACTTCCATTTTGCGTAGTTGGAGACTCTGCATATGTTTCTGCTGTTTTGCCAGTCCAAGACTGGACCCAGGTTCGATATTAAATGCGAGTTCTGTCCAGGCTCCTTTCTTTCTTTGTGCTATTGGCTTTAGTAACTCACTCTCTATGGCCTCTAAGGACTGATCGTCGAGATCTTTTGAGTTTTTTACTACCTCCAGGATTTCCTCTGGTGGGGTGAACTGAAAGATCCTGCTGATGAGTTTGCGGCCTATTCTGTCTTGCACATTCTCCAGATCACGTGCTCTTAGTCTAATAAGAGACTGTGCCATCATCTGCAATCCTTCTATACCCACACCAGAGGAAACTTGCCCTGTTCTGTCCCCTCGCATAGTATCCACCATGCCGGTGACTTCATCTGCGCCTTGCTTTATAGCACCTAAGGTTTGCAATACATAAGATGGCAAGGGCACACCACTCTCTCTTCTCAGTTCCCTGTCGGGTTTCTTCTTTACATAAGACCCAGGCGCGTTGTTCAACCTCATCCACTCTTCCTTGCTCAAGGCATCTACATCACCAATCCATATTGCATTGGAAGTGAGGTTAATGTTCTCGACTACTGTCGCTAGTATTTTATTGATGAGTAATTGCGGACTCTGCAATAGTTCAACATCACCCCAGCCGAAGCAGGAGTGGAAATCCCTATGCCAGTTCATTATATCGAGAGGGTATAAGCCGTCATTGTAAGGATTCGGCCCATCGTCCACCAGGATATTATTAATGAGTACAGACTTCCGGGCCGCATTTTCGAAGACATACTTACTGCCGGATTTCTGCCGGTCGCGCAGCCAGAATTCCCGCACATATACTCTAGGTATCTCGGAAGTCTTGAACTCTTCTCCTTTCTTACTGCCTACTACATTGCGGACTCTGCTGAAAAAGCCGTCTTTGTTGTCTACACTATATTGAGAGAGGGATGAGTCTGCAGTGATAGAGTCTGCACTCTTTGGGTACATATCTTTCGCCTTAGCGAGGGACCAAATATCCTCTATTATAACATACTCACCTTCGTGCATCAAGTATGGCCGCCGCACGAGTGGGTCGAAGTAATAAGCGCGTGGGTCATAGGATACTACTTCATTCTCTCCCCGCCGGGTGAATGTGTCTAGATTATATACTGTGCCAACGCCACCACTCCCAAAGGTCTGACTATTATGAACCATATCAACCATAGCCTGATTGAAGGAGGAGGACTCAAAGGTCTTCTGCAATAATATATTGAGGATGTCTGCTGTGTCTTGATAGCGGTCACTCCTCGCGACTACATTAGGTATAGGCTTGGAGTCAGTCAAGAGTGCATCTTTTCTCTCTATGTTCTCCAGGATGATGTTCATCACTGCGTCTACTTTATAAGACGGACGGCGGGCTGGCCAGTGCTTCCCCCGCAAGAAGTCTACATAAGTGGACCAATTCTGGGAGAATTTCTGCTTGAACTGCGCGGCCTCGATGAAGATGTTGAGTAGTTTGTTGACATACTTCCTCTCCTCATCACGCTGTTGGTCCTTCTTGAGTACTTCCTGCTTGGCGTGAATCTCTATCTGGGACTCATCCATGTTCTCTTTCTTGTCTACCATTATAAATCACCTATATAGTAGCCGTGTAAGCCTATGATTGTTTGGCTGGATGTAACAGTTAACCATAATACTGTTTGGTCTGTGTCCAGGAATATTTCCACGTCTTCATACTCAGCCGCATCGGTCATTACTAATTGTGCTTTAGATGCCCATCCAGCGGCGGGCAGAAATGAAATCTGCTCGTCTATAGTGGCGTGTTGTACTGCTAGTCGGCACTTTGTACAAAATGCAGGGATTAGATTAATCGTAGGATCTGCGGTAGTAGCCATCGCTAAGGAGGTGGCTGAGGTAGGACTAGCTGCATCGGTGTATATGATATTCGCCACGCGATAGCCGTAGAAGCCACCAGAGAAGATGCGGAATTCTGTTATATCTCCGGCGAGTATGTAGATAGCCCCAATGCAGCGGTCATTTCCATAATACCAGCCGCATTTTGTATTGCTCCATGTTGGTGCGTCGGTCGCGTTGGTGAGCTGGGTCGCGGTGATGATTGCACTACCCGCGCTCGCAATCGCGGAGTCGTCTAGGTAGATATACTGGAGTTGTGTGCCACTTAGGCCTGAAGGGTTATAGAT